TACTGCTAGACCTGCGAAGTATATACCGCTGTCTTTATAGTTAAAGTAGTTATTTTCGAAAGTAGCAGGTCCTACAGTTCCAGCTTGATAAACAATACCAGCGCTTCCAAATGAAGCCCCGTAATAACTATTTTTAAATAGACAGCCTTTTACTAATTGGCTAGACGTATTATTTATTCCAAGAATCCAACCTACGCCATTACCCTCTATAATTACATTTCCATCCTGAAAATTTATGCATTCTAAATCGCTATGATTTAGTAGCGATATGGCGCCTGTACTGGTAGGTGTTATCTTATAGTGACCTGGCGGAACAAAACATGTTGTGGACGAAGCTAGACAATTATTAAATGCCGATGTTGAATCAGATGTATATGTTGGATCGGCGCCATAATCAATTACATTAGACCCTTGACGTTTCAAGATATAGATTTGACTTGTTGGTTGATTGGCTGTAGGAGTTCCAGCTGGTAAGTTAGGAAATCCAGAAAACGTCTTTGTTCCGCCGATAGTTTCGTTGCCAGATTGATGAACAAGTGATCCATTAAACGCACTGTAATCGGTGAGAGCGGTGGAGTTTACCCCTAGAATACCTAAGCTAGATAATGTACAGGTTCCAGACGCGCAGGATAATGTATTCGGACTATAGGATGTTCCTCCAGCATTTCCCACTAAAATCTGGCCTGAAGATGGAAGAGGTAGTATTGGTATAACGGAAGAAATAGCATCAACATAATGCTTTGTTGCAGCTTGCAGTGAAACTGTTGGATCAGCTGCTAAGAATAAATTATTGATGTATCCTGTACTCCATCTATACCCCGAACTCCCCAAAGTAAATATATTATCAGCGGCTGGCAGTACGTTTGCTTGTGCAGGTGAAATACTCAACGTCTGGTATTGAGGGTTAATAGCAACCTGCGGGCCAAATTGAGGAAGGTTGAGGTTATAGGGATTAACTGAAGTATTAATCATTACCCTCCCAATGGTATTAGTGAGGGTGTTATTGGGATATAGTTGAACTTGGTATAAGGTATTTTGGGGTGTAATTATATCATTACCAGCCACTTGACAGGCTGCCGTAGAAGTTACGTTTTTCAAAGTGCCATCTGATTGAATAGCACAAGTTACCTTTTGGGTGGCGATGGTAGAAGTGCCTTGGATGTAGTATAAAATCCCCGAGCTCTGAGGTTGCAGAGTAAAGACGACGGTACCCTTGGTCGCAATATTTCCACCAGCGTCAACTATAGTTGCGTTAACGGTTACGTATTGACCCAAACAAAGAGGGGCTGCCAGCCCCATAAAAACTAGCAGCCTACTCAAAGAATACAAGGATCGCACCCGACGTAATTGTTGTAAGAGCCAATCCATCTATCCACCCCACTTTATATGAACGAACTTCCTCGAGGTCGGAGGCTGCGTGAGCCTCCCATACTATCTTTCCATATGCATTTTTGAGAACGGCGTTATCTGTGTTTGCTGCGTAACTAACAAACTCAAAATGAGCGATCTTCATCGCATTGGTTGCAACAGGAGTTGCAGAAGCGGTATCAAGTAACCAGGGATTCGTGCCGAGAGAATTCGCCATTTACCGCTCCCTTCTTCGACTTATAGGAACGAACCGTATCCCATGTTCGCTGCAATATTGAGCCCAGAGATCATCAATACGTTCGATTACCTTGGACCAATCTACAGCGAACTTTAGGAGTACGGTCAAGATCCCACAGTTGGCTATGGCAATGATTGCATCAAGTATGATTTTAAAATCCATTCATTGCCTCCGTTAGTAGTTGTAGGCTAGGTGGCATCCTAAGCCCGCGATTCCAATGGTGCCTGTATTAGCCATTACCACAGTTAACTCGATCTCGGCGGTGGAGATGTCGTCTACGAAAAACTGTTGACTTCCAACAGGTACGGCTACGGTTTGTAGTTTGTAATTGGCTGCTGTAGCGGCACTGAGGGCAGTGGCGGCAACGATATCGGTTTGCGTTGGAGCTGCACCAGCGGCAGCAGCACTATAGACGGTTTTACCCAAACGCAATGTGGCGGAGGTTAGAGCTACTACGCCAACTTTGAAATCAGCGAAGAAGTCTAAAACCCCAATGCCGCGTCTCGTAGGGGTAAGGGAACCTGACTGCGTAGCCAAGCTACCAAAGTTACCGGTTTGAATCAATTCCCCAATTCTGAAGATTTGATCCAATGTGAACCGGATGTGGTAGGTTTCAGCCCCGACTGCCGTTCGATTAAGGGACCAATCACCGTTTCCGTTTCTTGTTTTGACGAGGTTAGCGGAATCGGTTTCTAACCAATCGGTCCCTGCATAAAGTAATCCATCCGTGTGAGGAGAGTCGGAGAATAACCTCGAGTTACCGAAGTAGGTATCTCCGACACCTGGCACGAAAGCTAATGGACTCTGAGCCATGGTTTTATCTCCTTTCGTTTACTGCCCGGGTGAACCTGCAATGCCATGCCAATAGGTGACGCCCTGTGTTTCACGGAAGTACACCGAGAAGCTAGCGCCCTTCGTGGTAAAGTCATCCTGGCTATCGAACTGCGGTTGAATTCTCCAGAAGAACTTCATTGTGTGCCCGCTCTTCACGGAAGCAAGCCACCAAGCAGTAGCGGAACTGAAGTAGTGGTTCACTCTGGGGATAACGCGCCCCTGCACTGAGTTGATTTCATTGGTCCCGCTATATGGTTTATAGCTGGAGTGAAGGATTTCCTGAGCTTTGAATTGTAGATCAACAGGAATCCAGGCTTCAGCTGGAACCATCCGTTTGATGAGACCGCGCTCGTTCACCATCTTCTCGAAGATTAGAATGAGCTCTTGCATACCGCTCACGCTGAAGGCTACGTTGGTAGATGACTGGTTGCTGTAGGAGCCACCACCGAGAAGATTGTGGGAACCGATAAGATTCTCACCCGTAATACACTTTGTGGAGGTGAAGGAGTTGTTCAGGATACCAGCTGCATTTACCTCAACCGTTTGACGGATTGAGCCTGCAAAGTCTCCTGATACCTTCTTCATGATCCCATATTGATCGTCATCCCACATTTCACGGGTTACCTGGAAACCGAGGCCGTAACCCACGTGAGTATAACGATAAGAACCACCCTGAATCGGCTCATCCATTTTCAAGGGTTCGCCTTCAGGTTTTGATGGAACAGCTGCTAATCCCGCGACCAGCTGGTCCTCTTCGTACGCCTTTGTGGAAGGGTACACGTTAAAGAACTCGCTATACTCCTCGGGATGCATAGCGAGATCTTCGTAGATCACGCTGTACAATCCAGGAGCTAGGAGTTGTGAAAATGCACCACGTGTTGCTGGCATCGTTTATCTCCTTACTTGTACAGCTGCTGAGCTGCACTGGTAACTTTGAAAGCTACTCGACCGTGAAGGGTTCCCACAGCATCGATAAGCTCTACAACTTCAACACAAGCTCCACCAGCGGTCGTGGTGATGTCTTTATCGACGTACCAGAAACCTGTGGTAGCATCTTTGGTAAGGCCGAAGATTGCGCCAAGGTCGGTTGCGGCGATTGTACCATCCGCATCCGTGGTTGAACCTCCTTCAAGCCCAATAAAAATGTTGGTATCACTAGCTTTTACCAAACCTACGGTACCGTCGTTTGGAGGCGCCCCAATCGCCGTAATGACTGCGGAGGTTTGATTAGGAACCTTCTGTATCAGGTTTTGTGTTTGAGCCGTACCACTCGTGGTTAGGTTCGAAGCCCCTTCAGTACTCATACCCGCAATAATTGCGGTTGCAGCACTGTTGATTGTGGGGTTTGCTTGCACAAAGCCTGTACCTGAATCGATTTGAACTGGAGTTCCCTGGAGGAAGGTCTGCGAAGCTTTCTCACCATACCTCCGAATCCCTGGTTGTGCTCCGTTAGTATCATCCACCTTCCAGATCCTGAACGGAACGGCAACACCTGCTGTAGCTGCCATGATTTATCTCCTTAACGTTTGTTTACTTCAATCACAGGAGCTCCATTCTGTTCCGCGCTAACGAGGAAATCAGTAACCGCTCCTTGGACCATTTCTTGGTGGCGTTGCTCGCTATCGAGCAGGATCATTTCATAAAGTTCTTCGGGACATTGCATCAACATAACGTCACCGATTACATAAGTTCCGTCTTGACGTAATCCCGCAGCTTTGATTTGAGGGTCGACTTTTCCCTCTAAAACTTGTTCGGCGTTAGGTTCACGTACGATACTATAACCAATCATATCGAGGCGCGCCATTTCCCCACTATCTTCATGCGGACCCCAGAAGTAATGTATGCCTGGTTTGCCAACTACCTTTAACCGGCTAGCACCCATTCTCTCCCTAAGTTCTTTATAACGACGTGCACGCTCCTCTTTAGACATTTGCCCAACAGGTTTCGAGGAAGCTACGAGGGGTTTTACGGTTTCGTTTGCCATTTACTTCCTCCGATTATCCATTGTTAGGGGCCATACTCCATTGGCCATGTTCTGTTCAGCCTTGCGAAAGGTATCTTCACTGATTCCAAGGCCCTCGATTACTTGCCTCTCCACCGGCTTGAGTTCACGGGGAGTAGGAGGAAGTATCGGAGTTCCACTTGCACCTTCTGTGGGGGTTTGTAAACTTAGCTTAGCTGCAGCTTCGATATCACGAATATGAACTCCGATTACTGTGCTATAAGCCGTCTTCCACATGTTAGCATCAACCTGCTGTTCAAGGGAAAGGGAATTCATCAACTGTTCAATCTCACTAAGGTATTTATCCCAGTGGCGAGCGTCGATTTGATTTGAGCTACGGGCCAGTTGCTTGGCACTTTCTACGAGGGTAGATTGAGCGGCGTTACCCACCTTGGTAAGATTGGTTACTCCGTATTGCTGCAAGAGTCGGTTGACTGCGTCTTGGGGATCGTTCCAAAACGCCTCTTTGGTTATCTGGACTGAGGGTCCTGGTTGATTTGGAGTAGGAGGGTTAGCTGAAGGCTCCGTGCTGTTATTTCTCGCAGCATCTACAGCAGCCCGAGCGTTGTTGATAATAGCTTCTTCACGCTTCTGTGATTCGCCTGCATAATAACTCGCGATCTGCTCAGGCGTCATACTCCCTATGTTTGGAGGAGTTGGTATTGGTTCTGTTAACAACGGCATTGGTTAATCTCCTTTTTCCTTTTCTCCCTCACTGAGGAGGTTGGTTATTTCTTGAGGTAACGTTTCTATAATTCGTAACTGATCCAAGCGCCCCTGTAACCTTGCAAGCTTAATTGGATCCGGTTCACGAAGGCTGTCCAGTTGGCGCAGCACCTGCCCCCGAGACCTGATTAAGGTATTGTGAAAGAGCTTGAAATTGCTCTGGAGAAATAGGTCCCGTAGGTCCACTAGCTGGCTGAGGCTGAGCTGACCCAGGGGCTCCTTGAGGCCCTCCTCCACCCATAAGTTGCCGCAGGTTGGGCACGAGCTTCTTGCGGTCATCGACGTTGAAGCTGACGAGGATTCTACGGAAGAGATCTGCACCTCCCTCCACAATTTGCAACAGTAGTTCGCGAACTGGAGAGGGCTTATCAGGAGGCATTTGAGCCAGCGTCTGAGCCGCCTGCATAAGTTGGTTGTAGTAACCAGAGGCAGTGTTGCTAAGAAGTAACAGAGCCGAACGATCTGTTTCACGATTCGATCCCGCATCACTAGCTGCAATGTCGTAGAAGTAACGGGATTGGTTTCCCTTTGCTTGCTCCAAGGCCTTTTGGACCAGTTGACCATTTTCTCCCCATTCCTGCAGGATTTCCTGCTCACTGAAGTTGCGTTTGTATTCGACGATACGGGATCCAAGGAGGTGCATTGGGTAACGGAGGCGCTTAATGTAGATGTCAAGGCGTCGGTTGCCTTCTGCGAGGAGGGCAAGGGTCCCTGTATTCGCGTAAACGTTTCTCTTACCCATTGACCCTGCACCCATACCCTGCATCGCCTGGCTGATTCCGGTGTACCGTTCAGCAAGCCCGATGATCATGTTTTCTTCGTCGATCATACTATTGTAGTTACCGGGCCCCGTGAGGGGAGACATATCATCCATTGAATCGACTTCAAATACCTTACCGGGATACCACTGGGTATTGGGTGAAGCTACTTCACTCCCCCTCTTTTTCTTCCACGCGGGGATGTTTGAGATGGTATTGGCATCACGCCTCGCGTTGTGGATGTGGGATTGTTCTTCCTGGGAGCTCTCGAGGATTTCAGGGATACTGTATCCATAAAAAAGACCCTTACGAGGAATCAAACGAAAGTCTACAAATGGTGTGTTACGAGGGTCATCGTGATAGTTGTAGTAAAGACGAAGAATACCTTTCGCCCCAATCACCATCGGGTTAAATACGCAGACTAAGGAATCATTAACTCCGGTACCTAGATCATATTTAAACCAAGCTTCCACGCAGCTAAAGGGCAGGACGACGTCGGCGGTGAGGATGACACCGGAAGCTTGCGCCCCTTGAAGAAGATTTTGATCAGGCTTATCTTGACAGGATAAGAGGACGTCACAGGATTCACGATTCCAGAGACCTTGATTCTTTCGATCCTCAATGGTGCGTTTATCCACCCTCAACCTCTGCATTTGAGCTGAGGTGTAGGTGAGGTCACGCGCTGTTAAGGGGTAGGGAAAGAAATCTTGGAAGTGTAATACATCCAAACGACATTCATTGATATCCACTAACTGAGCTTGATTGGAGGCAGCATAACTTCTCAACTTCTCTGCAACCGGAACCAATTTAGCGATACAGGTTCCCTCTTTTACAAAACTCGAGGTGATTTCATCGAGGGATGGGAAGAAGTTCATTTCGAGGTTGCATACCCTCTCGAGATATTCACCAAGAGCTTCTGTTTCATCATTGGAGATGAGACTGTTGAAGGTCTTGGGATTCCAAAAGGGCCGGGTAGCGATTAGGGTCCCCAAGAGGCGAGCGTGGAGAATATCAGAATGCATCCGGATCAGAGACGGGATAAAATTTGAAGCACCAATAAAGGGGGTAGTGCGTTGAGTTTGAGCTGGTTGGGCTTCGTAGTTCTTAATCCAATTTTGATACTTGTTATCGATTTGATTTCGCCGAGCCGTCAAGGAATTATTGAAGCAGGTCACCAAATAGTTAGACAGCTCCGCTAACTTATCTCCACTCAACCCCTGCACCGAAACTATTTCCCTAATTGCCATTATACATATCCTCCGTAGTTCTGCTCGGTGAAGGTGCGTTGAGAGCGCATCGCGATCTGCGTTATATGTTCTTGTTCTTCCATCAATTCTTCTTCTCCTGTAGCAGGGCGAACTTCGTTAACAGCGTAGGCGAAGGCGTCAAGTTCGTCAACCATACCACCGTAGGGGAATGCAAGTAGTTGACGCTTGAGTTTTTCGGTTCCCGGCCCAAAGTATACACGACCTTCACGTAGTGCACTATCAAGAAAAAGCTTGATACGCTGTTCTTTATCTTTTCCACCAGGAGGCACGACACCTATGGGAATTACACGCCTATGTCTTTTGGTTCCAGGACCTCCTGCACCGCAATATGGGCACGCTCCACCATATATACGCCGGTTAAGGATAAGGGATTCAATTTCCTTTTGAGCCCCCACCTTTTCATACCCCGTTTTCCAAAAGACGAACTTATCGTTGAGCACATGCCAGCGTTCCGCTGCTTCAGCATAGCCACAGTTTTTTGACCAACTGTTGAATACAAAGATACGATGGTCGGAGGACATCCCAACTGATACCTGAGCATTTTCACACTTAGCCCCTTTGCCCCCACTTGAAGGATCCCAGAAGGAAAGACGACATAGGGAGTTGATGTTGACGGTAGCGGAACCGTCGGAAGGTTGAAGGATACAGGAACGTCCTTCACCATCGGGACCAACGTTAAATGACTTCAACTCTAGAGATCCCCATTCGGTCCCTTCCTTCGGAATAGGGTTATTTTCATACTGGCAACTAAAGAGGTAAGGCTTTTCACGATGGAGGATTTCAGCAAGAGCTTGTTTACTGTATTTTTCAGGGAATACGGGGATGGTCTTTGCTTCATCCACCCAACAGCTCTTGATGTAAAAGGTAAACCCAACGGGCCGTTCGTCAGAGTGTTTGAAGAAAGGCATCTCCTCCATAATGTAGCCATAGAGGTCATTCTTTCCATCAAGCCACCGGGTCCCTGCTATTAATTCCTCACCCGTTTCTTGGTTGTCGAGGAGTCCGGCCGCAGCTTTGAACCAAGTAATAGCATCTTCCATTAGGGGCGGGTTCTCTGCCGCCTTGAGTCCTACGATATCGTCGTAAATGATGACGTCGTAGTGGAAACCTGTACCACCCTGATCCACGCCAAGGGTTCGGATGGTGGATTCGTCGAAGGAACGGGTTCGGGGTAACAGGCACTCGGTATCTGTCCACTTGGTATCTTTTATATTGGGAGGGATGATTTCCGGAAATAGCCAACGGAGCATTGTATTGTGTTCGATGTTCCATCGGAAATCCTTCAACGCTTTGGCGGCTACGTCTTTGTTTTCGGAAACGATCAGGAAGCGTAGGTTACGGGGATCCGTCCGCTCGTCCGTATAGTTTAACCCGCTTTCAGGAATCCCTCCACCACATAACCTCCAAAGGGGGTAGGATTTCGCAATGATGGTGGATTTGAAGTGGCCACGGGGCGCGAGATATCCACGCTTCTTTATGGACTGGGTTTCTTGGATGTGTTGGCAGAGGGGCAGGTGAAAGGATTCCTGCAGTTGGTTGTAGTTGAGAACAACCTTGCTGAAGTAGTAAAGGGAACGGAGAGCTCGAGATCTGAGTTCAGCTCGAAGTTCATCAGCGCGTCCTTCACGCGCCGTAAGCATGATCTCATTTGTATCCATTATTGGATTGTCTCCCCTTCTACGGTTTTGCTAGCGGAGGCGCGGTCCATTTCCTCAGCCGCTTTAAAGGCGCTGGTTAGTTGTAGGGGGTTGATAAAGCTGTGTTTGTTCTCCGACTCGCTCTTGGTCACCTTTGCGGTATTGGTATTCATGTCCAAGGCTCGGGTAACTGCCTGCATCGCTACTCTCTCATCACCACTATCCAACAAGAGTTCAAGGCGGTCGAGGGCTAAGGAGGCAAGCTCCTCAGCACGATCCTTAATCAAGGCTTTAGCCCCACGGATCTCCTGATCTAACTGCCCGTAGATCTCCCCATTCAAAGCTCTTAGTTCTTCGAGGAAGGTGGGGCGCCTAGCTGCGCGTAGGAGGGTTTGATAATTCAACTGATGCATTGCGGCGATTTCCTTCAACCTGTATCCCGCCAACAACAACCGCATCAACTCCTCATCTCGTACCAACTTCTCCGCTCCTGCCCGCGGGCCACTCGAGTGAAACATCCAGGCGCCTCCTTTCCCCTCAATCTCATATAATTATAGCGCGGGGCACTTGGGGGTAGCAAGGGCAATTGGAGGCTTAGGTGGCAGAGCAAGGTCAAATTTGAAAAACCCCACCCTACGGGTGATGAGTCTTACCCCGTCCGCTCCCTTCCAACTTTTGGGGGGGACCCGGGGTCGTAGTTTGGGCTCCGGGGACGGAGAAAGGGGGAGAGATGATAAGAGCACCGTGAAGTAGGGTTAGTGTACAACACGAAGGATAATGATCCCAATACCTTCCAAGGGATCCCTGCAAAAAAAGGGGCGGAATGAGGAGCCGGAGGTCTCGGTTGGTATGTTAGATGTATGGAATATAGTTATATGCGAAAGGGCGAATATGCGGGAGAGGAGATATGCAACATTTGCGAGTTATGCGCCAAAGATTTCTGTTGATTTGGAATTTGGGTTGGGGTATTATATATTTGTAAGTGAGGAAAGAAGGTAGGCTTGATGCGGGTTTCGATTAAGGTCCACACTGTTCAAAGATACAAAAGCTCGGGACGCGAGTGTGCTCTGCAGGGCTTGGACGACGATAAGAACCTTGGTGGGTTACCTGCATTGAAGCTCGCATCAAGCCTATCTCCGATTTGCACCTTGCTTTCTTAACTCGAGCTGGGTATAATATAACTAGATTTAAAACAGCCTACGGGCGGAGGAAAAGATTATGACGACGACATCGAAACAGGTTACTCTCACACTGGACGAGGAGACACTGAACACCATCACCACTTTGCTGCAGACCCGGGGAGGGGTTACGGTGGAGGGGTTCGTCCACCAGTGTTTCACCAAGGGGTTGAAGGATACCGGGTATCGGGCGGAGAGGAACCGGCGAGTGTACCAGGAGACGAAGGCGGCGTTGGCGATGTTTCGGGCGAAGGTATCGTAAGATACCCCCTCGTTCAGCAACACAACCCAGGTGAGAGGTATCGGGTGACGTGACCTTGATACCCCCACCGTAGGTTGACCTTGATAAGCGAGGCTCTTAAATTTTGACCTTGCTCTTTCCCTGCTTTCGATATTATAATTAAAGCAGATACGGGGGGATTTATACGTGGTAATTTATACTCCCACCTATCTCACTAACTAACTACTTATCTAAAGATCGAACTAAACTTCGACCTCTTTAGGTCGATAGTTAATCAAATCAAGCTGGTTACAGCTTGCATGAATCATCACAGGGGAAGGAGTGACTCGTGGTTAGTATAACTGCACAGGTGACAAAGACGTATAGAAGACAATGGAAGACGGAAGCGGTAGAGAAGGTGGAGTATAGGCATCTTACGGATGAAGAAGAAGGGAGGATAAGGGAGAGGCATTTGTTGAGGGAGGGTATCTGGCTTTTGGACTTCAACCTCACCTGGAAATTGGTGGTAGAGCCTAGGGTATGGGATCCTCCAAATATCTATGATCACGAAGGTGTGATTAATAGTGTAACTCTCTACCCTAAAGGTTGGGGGGAAATGACGGAAGCGGTTAGGATTGAGAGGAAGAGAGGTAGGGTTAAAATAGCCTCGATTAAGAATCCTCTTGTGGAAAATGATCCGGCTATTGATTATAGCAATACCCCAGAGGCAACTGCGGAGAGGATTAGAAAGGCCCGTGAGAGACTTCTCGAGAGAATGAGGGAAAATGGGGAGGAGATTCCGGATGCCTGGCTCCCAAAGTGATCTCTCCCTACTCGAACTGAAGCGGGCTCTGTTGAAGGTCATTAAAATATTCCCGATGACTTGTCCCACAAGGCAGCAAGAATACGCGGAGGAAGTAAGTGAACAGCTGATGAAGTGGGTAACGGAGGAGTTATTTCCACTTTATGATATTTATTTGCAGTACAAAGCAAAGGAACCCAACTGCGAAGCAGACCCGGTTTCCCGAACCCTTCAACCCAATCAACCAAATGAACCAAAAGGAGAATGAAGATGAAGAAGAAAGCAGCAGCAACCGCCGCTATGATTTTACTAGCCACTCCGCTGTTATCAACGGCCCAGGAGGGAGGGAAGGCTCCTTTAAATGAATTTGAGGTGGCACAACGCCTTTGGCAAAAAGATCACCAACACAAAAACTGGTTTCAACGACATCCTGCTCTCACCGTGATAATAACCGCGACAGGAGCCACTGGAGCCACGTTGCTTGCAACACACCCTTGGTCCCCTTCAACCCAGGTGGTCAAACCTCCTCAAATCTCCGTACCCGTACTCCCAACTTCTCCAATCCATGTGAGGCCGTTATGAAAACGGTGTTCAAGGAATTGGGGAGTTTTATTGGAGCTGTTTTGGTTATCGCGGAAGGTTTCCTTGCTCTCTGGCTTATGACTCGGGGACCTGGATTTTAGCGAGGTTATGGTTATGTACTTTTTCTTTGCACCAGCAATCATTGCATTTGGTTTAATCTTCTTTCTTAAACTGAAAGATTCATTAAAGGGATGGTGATATGAAGGGTAACTTTAGTACTCCTCAACCAAAAGACTGGAAAGAGTTTGTAAAAACTCTTTCTTCACCTCAACCTGCTGTAAAGAAGTCGCAGAAGAAAGCCTGCGATAGAATTTGTGAGAACTGCAGTAAAAATCACTAATCCGGTTTCAGTGGGGAGTTGATTTGCGCAAAAATTTGAGTTATAATTATTGAAATGGAGGAAAAATGAAACCTGAATCTTACACCTGCAGCACACCTCAGTTACAGAACCTCGAGCTCCTGATCGAGAAGCTGGATCAAGGGGAACAACACCTCAACGAGCAGCAGTATGCTCAGGTAGCTAATAGCCTCAAATGGCTGCATAATATGCTTTCAGCTCGCCGTGGCTACCAGAAAAAACAACAGACCAAGAAGAAGCTGATGATGCAGGCTCTTAATAAACTTCTCACCGCTGATGAATTGGAGAGGTTGAAGGAAGCGGCTGCGGAGGAAACCTTTGACAACCACAACACCTCAACCAACTTCGATGTGGATGAGATTGAAGAGGAAGAGGAAGGCGAGGAAAAGTAACATGGCAACAGCCACCTCACACGAACTCACTCTTCGTGACGCAACACAATGGTCCTGCTTCATCTTCGGGATCTTTGATATTTCTACAGTGCGCCACCATGTCGAGGATCCCAAGTGGCAGAAAGTTCGTCTCTCCATGCTCAACACCACCTTGGAGGTGAAGTATGATACGTTGTACAACTACCTCCTCACCGAACAAATGAGCGAACACAGCAAGATCTGCGTCACTAACTACGTCAACGCGTTAAAGAGGGGAGGATTGATAAAGTGACCCCAAACCGCTGCTCTAACTGCGTGCATTGGTCCCGTAAAAGCCCCATCCTGGGTCAATGCAATCAATTGCAAATTGTCGATTCCCTTCCGGGATTTTTCTGTATCCTCCTTCAAGCGGGTCATATACCAGGACCTCTTACCAGAGCAAACTTCTTCTGTAACGAACACGAAGCAAAGGAGGTAAAATCTCTTGCAAACTGTAAACGTGTCAATTGAGGCTCTACAAGAAATTTACAATATTATTACGGAAGTTAAACTTCTTCTTATTTATGATCGAGTAGAAGAAGCTCAACTAAAACTGAACCAACTCACCTCAACTTTTCACTGGAAACTCCCCACTGAAGTCTCCGATCCCGTTATAGCTTGGGACAAGGCTTATAAAGCTACAGGGATTCCAAGATAATGAGGAGTAAAGATTTTAGTAACAAAGAACTCGCGGGAGCTATTATCCAAAGCTCCCTTAACCTCAACCCTATTGCACAATCTCATATCCGTGAAGCCGCTCGGCGGTTGATAATTCTGGAGGAAATTCAACATGATCCAACTCACACAAGACGAGATTCAATACCTACAACGTTCGACGGACAACCTCTTCGCGGCGTTGAAGGCGCTGTTCCACGAGCCCTCAGATGCAAATGTTCAAGAAGTTGCGAATGTTGTCTTCAACATAAAGAGCGCGGGGTATGAACCCAGCTTCGTACGCAACCCCTTAAAAGTCATCGTCAAACGGCCACAGGAGGAAGTCGTCACCACTGTGACCCCTGAAGAAGTTCAAGCGAAGCGGGACGCTATTCGCCATATGTTTAGTGAAAGGGAGGTAAAATGACTCTCGACTGCATCAAATGTCACATTCAACCCATACGCCACTACCTCAACAACCTCACGTGGCTCGAGTGTCCTCAGTGCCATCAAAAAGGAGCGGGAGCTCGCATAGGTCCCGTATACGGTCAATCAACCAACCCTATGCCTCTAACCGACTCAGAGTGCAGTTGGAATACAACCCAGAAGGAGCTCGCCAATGCCAATCAATCTAAGTGAAGCATGTCTTACAAAATCCAACGACGACATCCCTGTGAGGTTGGTAAGATGACCCAACCACCCAAAGATCTCAACGGGCCACTTGCGCTCCTGGTCGTCGAAACCCCAAGTGAACCCGCAAACATCTACCTATGTCCTGCTACCCGGCTCGAAACCCAGCGGCTGAAACTAGGAGCCTACCGCAAATCCCACCTCAGCTTCCACGCGTTGGAAAACCACAGGGTCTTGGAAACGGGACCCTTTCCCCTTACGCTTCCCCCTTTACTCCAAGTCAAAGGCACCGCTAAATTCTACAACTCTATTGAGGAGGCGGCGTGTCAATTCGATCACATGACCTCCGCTACCGACGCAGTTGAAATGCTCGAAGGGGCAATTGATACCTTGAGGCAGAGGGCGGCTCAAGTGATGCATAGAGGGGAAGATCCCAATGAGGTATTAACCAAACACTTATTAATCAACCCCATACCATTGGAGGGAGAATAATGGATAAATCCAACCTCGACCCCAATACCACGCCCTCTCTCCGCGCGCTCAAGGCTCAGGTAGCCTTGAAACGAGGGGAAATAGCCACTTCTATTTCCAAAGAAATCAAATCTACCATTACCCATATCGAACCCACTAACGTCTTAATCAACCACATTGCAGACCTCCACGCCAAGCTCATTCTGCTTGATGTTGTGGGTGGAGGGTTGAGTTTGTTTGAGGAGGAGGAATAATGCAAGACACCTACACCGCGCATCAAAAAGTTTACAACGTTATCCGTATTGCTGGTGGACAGTATGCGGATACCCATGCTTTTTGGAATGATCTCCAAGTAGGAGATCGTTTATACCTCAAACCAGATCCTTTTAATTCCTATGACCCTAACGCTGTTATAGTATTCCACGGAAGTGATACTAATCGAATTCCAAACATCCGCATCGGATACATAGCACGCGAAGCCGGTACCAACGTCGAAATCGCCAAATGGCTTCAACTCGGGGCGGAATACGAATGCATCCTGATCCGTAAAGACCCCAAAGCTCACCCCTACAGCCAACTCTTTTGCAAGGTAACCTTTACCTACTACACAAAAACTCCAAGTGCGAAGCAATTCGAAACACCCCCTCTCCAGCCCCTCCTCTCGCCTCTCTCGGAAACCTCCCAGTTGTTTCGAGAGTTTGAGAAGTGGTTGCAACTTAAACAACGCGGGCCAAAGGAGGCGCGTGCAACGAGCAAGGCGAAGCTCAAGAAAAAATAATTCAAAAACCAGTTGCTTTTTGATCAAAGTCATTTTATAATAATTAAGAAATCAGAAATCAACCCGCGGTCAACCCGCCACCTAGGAGAAAAGCAAAATGTCCGACATCCAAATCGATCTCAGCGGTATCCTCAATGAAGTGAACAACATGTCCCTCGACGAGCTCAAAGAGAAGCTGGTTAAGGCTCGCACGCGGCAGAAGGTCCAGGCCAAAAAGAACCAGGGCTCCGCTAGCCAGAAGGCCTACCAACAGCGCCAGCGTGAAAAGCAGAAGCTCTTGATCGCCAAGGCAAAGGAACTCGGCTTGTGGGATGAGATCAACGAGCAGGCTTCCAAGCAGGCCGAAGCCCAGCTGGAAGACGAAAGCCCCGTTGAAACCTTTGATGAGGAGTAGTCCGAGAGGACCCCATACCACTGGGGTCTTTCTTTGGTCCCCTTCCTCCCTCCTGGAGTGAGACCAGGGGCAGCTTGACGCGAGCCATTGAGCTCTCCGAGCGGGGGACCAAAGAAGGATCAGGTGGTTATTTTAAGGAGGAGATATATACTATGCCAAGCAAAGAAGTTACAGCCGCTTTACTCAACACTACTGCGGAAGAGATTCTCAATAATGCGAAGTTTGCCGAAACTGCGGTGATTGAATGTATTATGGCCTCAGATATAATTCAATCTTATCTTGAGCGCCAGTGTAATAAAGTACAATTAGGTCAGTGCTCTTCCTTTGTTGCTTATAACATGGCCTTTTACCTAGGCTTTGTAATGGCTCAACAAATATTTGCTCCGGAGACTTTTGAGTCCTTGCCTCTCAAAAATTAACGTTGCTTTCCAAAGCTCTTTATACTATAATTATCTCAACATTCGAGGAGAATATGATAGTTGAAACCATGCATTGCGATAGTCCGCAAGGGTGCCGCGAAACAACTCTCGTGGGTGCTTATAAAGGGGGTTGGTTTGCTGTGCAAAAGGGCCCGGAAGACTGTATCACGGTCACTTCAATGACTTCTTATATTATAACCAACGCCTATCACGCTTGCTGCTTTGATTGTGCGATGAAGGTACAGCATAAATTGCTACAGGGACTTGAGTTGGTATCGAGTCAACCTTCCAACGTAGTTACCATTCCCTCAGCTTCCCCTTTCCTAGATCCTATCATCCGTCGAGGTACCTGCCCTATCTGCGAAGAAACCTTCGAACTCGAACTCACCCAGGAAGAATGGAACCATCTCGAAGAGACGGGTGAACTCCCCCGCCACATCGAAGAAGACCCCATCAAAGAACAAATCTTTCGGCAGAACGTTTGCCAGAAATGTATCCTAGCTGCAATGCAGCCGGAAGTAGAGGAGAAGTAATGCCGTTAACAGTAAAAGATCTTGCTGACTTTATCTCAAAGCAGTATATCAAAGCGGCGTCTTTAGCTCAGAAGATTGAAGTGCCTGAAGATCGAGAGACATTTAACCAGATCCAAACGCACATCGAAGCCGCTAATCACGCTATCCTAATGCTCCGTGGTTTTAGCTCTAAGAGAATGTTGGAGGTAATAAAGTGAGTAACCTTAAACCTTCACCCGGTTTCGCAACCATTGAGCAAGAATTCGAGGAGCGTACCGCTAAAGCTTTTCATCAAGGAGCTGATTATGTAATCATCCGTTCTCGACACCAACAATTCCAAGCTGAAGCTGTTGATTATTGTATATCTAAAGGATGGCTTACATGTGGAGAATTAATCCAGCTTGATGAACAATCCTCCGAAATACGTTGTCGTTTAACGTCTAAAGGTAAAGAACATTGGGGGATCACAAAATGATTACAAACTTCAGCGGCATGAAGGAATTCAAAAGCTGTCGTGTAAAGCACAACTTTTCAAAAAACCACCGTCTCACTGCTTGGAGGGAGGCTGATCCCTTGGTCCTCGGTGGGGGTTTTCATCTTGGCGCAGCTACCCTATTCAGCTCTGGTAGCGTGTCCAAAGCACAAGACGTAGCAGAGGCGGAATACCGCACGCGCTCGGAGAAGTATTTCAAGGAGAATGATGTGATGATTCTACCTGAAGACCAAAATCTCTTCGAGCGCAACGTCTTGTGGTTACGGAAGGCAGTTGCCCTATTCGCGGATAATTATGGGGAAGGAGGGGTCCAGGTAATCTGGCCTGAGGTGGAGTTTAAGGTTGAGTTACCTGGGACAGAACACCATTGTTGGTTTTTGCACAATCTTCTCCACTCTGATAATCCTTCTTATACGGCGGAGGCTTGTAACGACCCTAGGTGCTTCATTTCCCACACTTTTAAAGGAAAAACCGATGCTATTATCCAATGGCAGGGAGCAGTATGGCTCTTTGAGCACAAAACCAACTCCCAGACTGGGGATATATTTTACCAACGTTTTATGCTCGACGATCAGCCAACTGGATATATGTACGGGATATGGAAATCAACAGGGATGAGACCTCATGGGTTCTTGCTCAATGTTATCAAGAAACCAAATGCTGCGTACAAAGGAAATCCACTTGATAGACTTGGATTCGAACGAGAGGCTTATATACGTACTGAAGAAGACCTCACGCACTTCGAAACGAACCTTATCAAGAGCTGTATTGACTACGAAACAGCCTTCCAGCACGACTTAATCTACGACGACCGTTCCAACTGCATGGCGTACAACCGTAAGTGCTATTTCTACGATCTCTGTTCCCAGCATCGGGGCCCCTACGAGGAAGAGTTCAAGGTTCGTTCACTCGACTATATCGAGTACGAATACTATAAAACGCTTAAGGATCGAGGGGTCAGCTGGGCAAACCTCCCCAATATGTCCGAAAGCTTACTCAAGGAACTCGAAGAGTTCGAAATCAAACAACAGGAGGAAACCATTGGAAAGTAATATTAACTCTCCCTTACCCAAAGCCGTTGTGATATTAAGTGGAGGTCTCGACAGCACTGTAGCCTTGGCTATAGCTGTGCGGCATCATTATAACGCTCACGCTCTCTCCTTCTTCTACGGTCAACGTCACGCAGTTGAACTGCAACATGCTACTGAAATCGCTCGGTACTACGGCATCAAGCATGAAATCGTCGACATAGCTTCGATCGTGAAGCTGGTCAGTAACTCCGCTCTCACCAATAGCAGGATACAGGTCCCCGAAGGTCACTACACCTCCGAAAATATGAAGGTAACTGTGGTCCCTAATCGTAACGCCATCATGCTCTCCATTGCTTATGGTTATGCAATGAATATTGGAGCTGATTCGGTGTGGGCTGGAATGCATGCCGGGGATCACGCAATCTACCCCGATTGCCGCCCTCAATTCATCACCCAGTTTGAGGGGATGGAAACGACGGCTCTTGACACCGTGATTAAGCTACAGACCCCCTTCATCAACAAAACCAAAAGCGATATTGTTAAGTGGGGTGATATTTACCACGCTCCCATGAACCTAACTTGGTCTTGTTACAAAGGTGGGGACAAGCACTGCGGGCGTTGTGCCACTTGTGTTGAGAGAGCGGAGGCCTTCCATCTTGCAGGGGTAACAGATCCTACGGAGTATGAGGACCCCACGTATTGGAAGACGGTGTGCAATGGCTAAAGAATGGTGGAAGGAAAGTGGACATATTGCAGTTGAGCACAAGCACTGTAGGCAGTTATATTGCCCTATCTGTGAGGGAGGTTTAACTGCCTGCTCGCGCTGCGGTTTATATGAAGGCTCTCTAACCACCCACTGCCCTGGAGTCCAAAGCTACGCAGAGCATTCAGATGCTGTGTATCGAGGTGAAGAAGACTTTTTTGAGGGGCAGTGGGTAAAGGGGAGACGTACAGTTTTCATGTACCCTCAAGATTATATGGAGGCTTCGAATGCCTAAATTCGCCACAGTGGCCTTTGACTCCGGCTCCGAGCTGGCCCGCCTCTTCTTCAGTAAAAAAATCGGGAAGACGGGTGCCGATATGGATAAAATCCGAGGCGTTCAAGACTACGCTGACGTTACCGAACGCCTGAACATCCTCATCCGTCGAATGAAAAACCTGCGTAACAAAGGGGTCAATGTAGTCTTCCTCGCACACGAAGACCTACAGAAAGTTTTCGCACGAGGGGGAATGATCGCACAACGAGGTCAAGCTCCCACTGAACCCATTGCGGTAAAGGGCTGGCCTGATTTTCCCGGTTCCCGCACGCCAGATGAAATGTGCCGCGCAGCTGATAACGTATTCCACGTCCGCTACGTTAACGGCAAGGTAACCTGGGTCGCGAGGCGGGAGGCAATTGGGGGTGGAGGTGGAACCGATTACTGGGAAGTCAAAGATCGGTTCAACGCTCCTGCTATCGCGGGTGGAATGCTCCCTTCTTCCTATGAAGAAGTCCGAAAACTCGCAATGGCTAACCCTAACTGCGATTGGAATGATCCCTATATATGGATATTGTACGGGGCATTTGGCATAGGGAAAACGCGATCTCTACTCACCTTCCCTCGCCCTATTCGCATATTCGATCTCGACCTTGGCTCGGATTCCATCAACAAAGAGACCAAGGCATCTAATGGGGAGATCGATGTAATCAAATCAATCAACGTGGAAGATGGAGGGGATTATAATGAATTCCTCCGTCTTGTGGAGGAGTGTTTCTAATGCCTGAAATCAGTCAAGAAGACGACGACCTAACCGAGGACAACTAACCCTATGCCTGCGAGAATAACAATTTCCATCGACGACTCACGCTGGCCCTTCCTCACCATCGTCTCGCAGCTTGAGACAGCAGACGGCCAGCGGACTGCCTCTACCGATAAATTTCAATATGATGTGGCCGGTAGCCAAGCAGAATCCATTTCCAACAACCTTCTTCAACGCGCGATAACTTCAGTTATCCGCAGGCGGAAGCAACTGCAACAGCAGCAAAGGTAATACAGCACCACCAAATCAAAGGAGAAAATAATCAAATGGCACTACACACAGATGATATGTCCCAGGTTTCTTCAATTACGGATCTCGTACCCGCAAAAGAAGGCTACCACGTCCGTATTTCGAAGGCGGAAGAGAAAGAATCCAAGAACAGCGGTGAACCGATGGTGGTATTCACCTTCAAGATTCAGGATGAGGGAGAGGTATTTGGGCGTACCCTTCTCTACTTCGCCTCGTTGAAACCAGGGGCCTTGGGCAATCTCAAATCGGTGTACAAAGCAGTTGGATACGAACCAGGTCCAGAAGGTCACGATCCCGAATCCATCATTGACATGGAGCTGTACTGTAACGTGGAGCATGAAAAATACAACGGTCAGGATCAGGTAAAAATCCCTTCCTGGTCTCTCAAATCTCTTAGCGACGGTCCCGCTCGTCGGCGTCGGTAATGGGGATATTATTTCTCGCAATTCTTGGGGGCTGCCTTGTGGTGGCCCTTGAGTCAAGGTTTCAAAAACAGGAGAAGAGATACCGTGTCAATCGAGCTAGGAGCTTTTACGATAAAGCCAGATGATCCCAATCACTGGATTCTTAACCATCTTAAAGAGGGTGATTACAAAGCGATTCTTGTATTCACTCGACCCCACCCTTCGGGAGAGCAAGGAAGTCAGGTGTTGGTGGTATCAAATACCAATGACGAAACCGCTTATTTCCTCTCGATCGCCTTGGAAAATGTTTTGGGGCAGGAAATCGATGATAGGAATGAAAGACTGAATAAGCTTTTAGTTGAACTCGCGACTCACGACCCCGAGGTGGGGCAGGCATGATTTTATCTAAGGAGTTTAGGTTTGAGGCATCGCATCAACTGCAACATGATCCGGGGAAGTGTCGCCGGTTACATGGCCACTCATGGAAGTTAACGGTTGAGGTTGAAGGTCTCCGGGATAATCACGGCATCGTGATCAACTACCGTGATATCAAAGCTGCCGTTGATCCGATGATCGAGGGGTTGGATCACTGGCATTTGGGGTCTCACTCTCACCTAGATTACAATTTGGGAGGTTCAACACTCACCTCCCCCGTTATACGGTGGTGGATAGATCAAGCTGAATTTGGTTCTGAAGATGTAGGAACTTGGGTTCGAGCTGCAGTTTGGGAGCCCACCTCCGAAAACCTTCTCTATGTCTTCGCAGATTGGCTTTCCATCCACGCCCCTCAACTCGAGTGGTCCACTCTCTCCCTCTCAGAAACCTGTACCTGCTCCGCCTCCCTCACTTGGGAAGAATACACGATTGAAGTTGATCTCCGCGCAGAGCGTGAGCGCGAGAAAGGAGAACTCCGAAATGCCAGGCAAACCTTACAGCAAGAAGGAAAAAGAAGCAATGAAGAAGGAACCGAAGAAGGGCGGCAAGAAGCCAGCTAAGAAATAACCCTTATCCCCTAGATCATTTGAGGTTATCCTCTTAACGGGTGGGTTCCCGCTTCCGAGCCCACCCATTAACCTTACACTTTATGGATGGTATCCTTATGGATAAGAAATCTTTATTACCTGTCGCAGAAGTATTCACGTCTATTCACGGTGAAGGGTCCTGGGCAGGTACACGTATGATGTTCGTTCGACTGGCGGGTTGTTCTGTAGGAAAACCTACCTCAAATCCTGTTATATCCCCTTTACCAATTTTACATGATAATGGTCACACAGCTTATAAATGTCGTTCATGGGACGGTCGGGATTTTATCTGCGATACCGACTTCCAGTTGAAGGAATGGTGGTCGGTGGAACAATTGGTAAAACGAGCCGTTCATGAAGGCGTAGAGCATGTTTGTCTTACTGGAGGTGAGCCTTTCATCCATCTCGAAACCCTGCGTCGTGAAGCATTTTTCAAGAAAATGGGAAATTCTGACATTAAAACTCATGTTGAAACCTCTGGTACTATTGCGGGGTTTCCTCCGCTTTATGTTTACCTAACTGTGAGTCCGAAGCTGGGAGTGAAACCCACAATGATATCGAGAGCGGATGAAGTGCGCCTGATCATCACCTCAAACTTCAACCCTCTTTATCTTCCAAAGGAAGTCCTCATTCACCCTAACGTTTACGTGAGTCCAGTAAACGATATCCAGGCACTCAATCACGACTCCGAAGTTATGAGGCTTTGTATGAAGTTGTTGGAAGATCATCCCAACTGGAAATTCAACGCTCAAATACATAAAGTTTATGGGTGGAAATAATGGAAGATGAACCTCAAACCGCAGAAGATCTTATAATGGAAGTGTTAGCTGATATAGCAGAGGATCCTGCACGTAAGGTAGTTATCATTTACGTGCAAAAGGACATTATCTGCGTGAAGGCTAATACTACCCGCCACGAAGCTATAGGCATGTTACGTTATGCCCAGTTGGAAGCAGAGAGTCCTTGGAGGTAAGATGCTCCTTGATTTTAGACGCCCACCCTACAACATTCAAGATCAGGTTACCTCGTGGAGCGGTAAATACCACTGCTTCTATGGTAACCACTACCACGAAGGGGTTCTTTGTTATGTAGTAGGAACGAGTAACGCGATGACGGGGGAAATTGTAGCTCGTCATTATAATGAAAAACAACAGGGGACCCTTTCCCAAGAGCAGGCGAAAGCTTATGCGTTGGTTGCATGGAAACATCTCAAGACGAAAATGACAGCACCACCAGAGGAGGAGGAACACGATGAAAGATCAAGAGAGTTACAGATCTGGTTTGACAGGGCAGATAGGGCAGGCAAAGGTAGACGAAGTAATTAACCACCCCGCTCACTACGGTGGCGATAGCCTTTATGAACCGATAAAGGTAATCCAAGCTTGGGGTCTTAACTTCGCCCTTGGTAATGTACTTAAATACATCTACCGCGACGGTAAAAAGGATTCTGATATATTAGAAGACCTTCAAAAAGCCCGCAAATACATCGACTTTGAAATCGAACATCGCGAACGGGAGCTGCAAGGTGGACAAAAGTAAAATCGAAAGCGGAATTAAGCTCGTCCTCGAGGGGATGGGATGCGATCTCACGGACCAAAACTTCGCTGATACCCCGAAGCGGTATGCGAAAGCAATGGAGGAGATGTTTGGTGTTAAGAAAAACTCTTTCACTACGTTTGAGGAGAAGTATGTGGATATGGTATTGTTGCGCGGCCATATGCTACACACTCTATGCCCTCACCATTTATTTCAAGTCGAGCTCACCGTTGATCTCGCTTATTTCCCTGGGGCTTCTGTTCTTGGTCTCTCTAAATTGGTGCGTCTTCTCGATAATATCAACACGGGACCCGTTATGCAAGAAAAGTTCACCATCGCAGCGGTAGAGGAGATGGATAAATACCTCCCTGATAACCGAGGCGTAGCGATTAAGGTTCGCGGAACTCACGGGTGCATGCAATGCCGAGGCGTCAAGACCCGTGGGGATGTGATCACCTACAACTACAGCGGGAAGTTTAAAATGGAGCCCGCGTATCAAGATCGTTTCCTGCAACTTGTTCAAGGAGGGAAGTGATGAAACCTCCCAGTTGTAAAGGTTGCCCCTTGGAAGGGGCTGCTGGGCCTGTTTGGGGCGAGGGTTCTAGCCATCCTGAACTCGTAATCATAGGTCAAAACCCAGGTCCCACGGAAATCCAGCAGGGTCGCCCATTCTGCGGCTCAAGTGGCAACGTACTCGACTCCGCCCTACGCCACGCAGGAATCATGCGATCCACCAACCTAATCACCAACGTTGTTAAGTGTTTCGTTCCCCCAGGACAACCCGTACCGAAGGGAGCGGTCGAACACTGCCGACCCCTTCTTGAAAGGGAACTCAATGGAACTTCACCTCGAGCGTATCTGGCATTGGGGCAAGAGGCCTTTAACTCTTTTTGCTCCCCCAAACACCTCGCCCTTGAACACAACCGGAAGTCGATGGAAAACGATCCTAATGCGTGGCTTAGAGGTGCTCCCTATCCCCTCTCCGGTTGCATTACTGATTGCGACTCTCCTATCGTCATTGGTACTTTTCACCCTTCTTTCGTTATGCGCACTGGGTTCATGGTATCTCCACTCTTCGAAGCCGACGTTGCCAAGGCGGGAGGCTTTGCCAACGGCACCCGGCATCTGTCCCCAGTGCATTTTAACTACAATCCAACAACAGCGGAGGTGATAGAGTATGCGGAGGAATGTGCGAATTCGGAGGCCTTCGGCCTTGATATCGAAACCCCAGAATCCCTTCCTGACGACGAGATGGACGAGATCATTGAAACACCCATTGAAGTTGTCGGCCTGTCTACAAGAATCGGTGAAGCGATTGGAGTGGCTCAGGACCAGCTTGAACTTTTACGCCCTCTCTTGGGAAAACCGAGAGAAACTCGCCCGAGAGTTTGGGCATATAATGGTGGATTTGATTTCTTCCACCTTGGGAAGAAATTTGACTTCAGCGGCGTTGAAAAGTGCGACGCGATGCTTGCCCTCCACCTCCGTTGGTCGCACCTCAAACGTAAAGACCTCGCGACGATGTGTTCTATCTACACCAATGTTCCATACCACAAGAACCTTCGAAAGACCCAACCCGATCTCTATAATACCTACGACACCTTCGGTGTATTGGAAGGGGGTGAGATTCTCTGGAAAGAGTTGGATGAAGCGAGGACTTCGATTGCTGGCACTGCAGTCAGCCAGATTGAGGTCTTCCGCACGCTCAATAAGCTAATTGATGTTACGTGCGACTGGCGCACCAAAGGTTCCAACTACGACTGCGACCTGAGTGGGAAATACTTCCTCGCCTTCCAACTCGGGCTGCAGAAGTATTCCGATTGGTGGGAGGAAAACATCCCGCAGTTCTCCTGGAGCTCTCCAAAACAGCTGCTTGAAATGTTCTCCGCAATGGGGTTTAAACCTCAAATGAGGCAGCGTACGAAGCGGGATAAAGAAGGAAATAAAATCACTACCAAGACTCCTTCAATGGATGAAGAAGTGTTGGAGGAGATAGCTAAGAAGGGGAATAAGACCGCACACCTCATCCTCGAGATGAGAAGGTTGAAAAAAGCCTCGGAGCAGGTTGAATTACAGGCCTCCGATTCCCGCCTCCATACCCGCGCAAAGATACATGGACAGGTTGGTGGTAGAATCCAATGCGTCAATCGTAACGTACAGCAGATTTCCGAAGAGCTTATAGGGATCAATCCCCGAACCTGTATCATCCCCGAACATCCTGATGACTGCATCATTAGTGCTGACTTCTCCCAGATCGAATTTTGGCTTTATGCCTGGTACGCCAAATGCGAAAAGTTAATGCAGATTAAAGAGGAAGGCATCTACGTTTACGGTTACTTCTACGAAGATGTGTGGGGAGAACCCTTTTTCAAGCAGGGAGCCAAACCCACTAAATCCAATAAACTCGACGTTCCACCTTGGAAGCTTCTTGTGGCAAAATCGTGGCCACTCGGCTTTACCTACGGCCGTGGAATTCCAAAACCTAAGGAACTCAGCCTCCCTATAACCGATCAAAAAGCAAAGGCGATATATGACAAATACCACCGTGACTATCCCGAAATCGGAGTCTATCATCGTAGGCTTATATTTGAAGCTACCAGGCAAAGAATTCTCTACACTGCCTTTGGAAGATCTCGCCAATTCCCTAATCCTCAAGGTCAACGAAACGATATCATGGCATTCCCTGGACAAACTACCGCAGTTGATGTACTCATCAATAATGCCCTGCTTCCCCTCGATGCAAGCTTTAAAGCAGGCTATTGGGGAGAACGGACACGGCTTTATTTCAGTGTCCATGACTCTGTCATTCTCAACTGTCATGGAGGAGCCAAAGACCCTCGTAGAGCAATACAGCTCGCAGAGTTCGTAGAAACAACGCTACAGTCTCCTATACCCCAGTTAAATGGTTACTGGATCCCCTGTGAGGTTAAAGTGGGGTCAAACTGGGGCACTGGGGTTACTTTGGAGAAATTCAAACAACGTTTATAAAGGAGGCGAACGATGGCCTCCATCACGCGGCCTGTTCGTGAACAACTCGCACTTTTCAAAACGCTGCTAAGCGGCAAAGTTTACCCAAAGGGATCAACAGAATTCCAGGCTGCTATAAACTGGTTCAAAGTATTCCCGGGCACGTTGAATCCTGATGAACAAGAGGAAGTGCGTAATCTCTTCTGCAACTCATTCAATCTAACCCCCCAGGAATACGAAGAGGAGATTACGGGCCTCCCTGCTCTGAAGCCTGAAGTGGTAGGACAATCCAAAGAGAACGATTTACAGAAAGCTAAGCAAATGGAGAAAGAATTTCTCCAACTGCTACCAAAGGAGGGATTTTTTGCAGACTACATCAAATACACCCAAAACAACGAATCTCCCGCCGCCTATCACTTCTTTTGTGCGGTTGCAGGCCTTGCCTCCGTCTTTAATAGAAGAGTGGGCATGCCTTGGGGTACTGGTAAACTATATCCTGTTCTTGGGATCATTATACTGGGGCCTAGTGGTCTCAAGAAAACCTCTGCCGGCGATATTATCATTGGTTTGCTTAATGAACTTCAGCTGGTTCCTATTTATAGCGAAAAAATTACACCAGAAGCTTTAGTCGAAGCGATGAAGGGAGGTAACACAATTGGATTGGTATACGCGCCTGAAATGGCGGTATTTTTGGGAAAGGCATCCTATCTTGAAGGTCTTGTGCCTCTTCTCACTCGCTTTATGGATTCTCCTGATAAGTGGAGTAGTTCTACGATATCTCGAGCAAAGGTAACGTTGGAGGGAATTGGGATCACTTCTTTAATGTGTTCCACCTTAGATTGGTTTATCAACAACACCCCTGAGGATATGTTTGGTGGAGGATTTATTGCACGTAATTTATTGATCATTCAAGAAACGAGTGCACGCTTATTCCCCATCCCCAAAGCCGCTGATTTCAAATTGCGGGATAAGTTACTCTTCCAACTTACCTCAATGCATGAGATACAGGGAGATGTAGTTTTCACCAAAGAGGCTGAGGAAGCTTATGTTGAGTGGTATCTGAAACATAAGCAACGCCATGCTGAGTTTGATGTACTTGAAACCTATTACCAACGTAAACCAATGCACGTGATTCGTTTATCCATGATGCTGCATATCGCAACTCACATGGATCTTCAAATCTGCACCGAGTGTTTTGAACGGGCCCTAAAGATCATTGACTGGGCTGATCAATTCCTCCCCAAGGCCTTGAGACAGATGTTTAAATCTAACGCAGGTGAGGAGCACGATTTCGTAATCAAGATACTCAAAGCCGCTGGGGGTACAATATCTCACACCATTTTAGTGCGCAAGACCCAGTTTAAGATGAACGCGTCTCAGTTGAGATCCGTCCTTCAATCTCTCAAGGAAGCAGGGAGGGTTCAAGAGACCCTGAACCCCACAACAAAGACCCATTCCTATACCTTAACGGGGGAAGTAGAATGAACGAGGAAATTGTAAGATACGGAACAAAATGGGATATGATTGCCCAAAGATTGCTATACATTGACGAAGCCGCAATGCTTAACCACATGTATCTGGAAGAAGGTAAACCTATTTCTGAAATAGCCACTGCACTTGGCTGCTCGCAGATAACCGCAAGATCAAGATTGATTGCCCACAATATACCCACGCGCTCCCGTGGAGGGCCGCAGATCAAGTCGAAGGTGAGGTATCATATACGGCTCCTTGATCAGAGATGGTTTCGTATGGCTTCGGTAACGGAGATAGCAAAAGTGCTTGGGTGTACTGAACACGCGGTGTATAGATACAGGAGGGAGTTATGAGTGAAGAGCTGAAGAGATTGGTGGAAGAGTTTAAGCATAAAAGTTTACATGACTCCGATAGAAAATACATTCTAATAGATATCCTAGTTGAAATAGGTGCTATAAATAACACCTCTCAAAGTAAACATGAAATGGATATCAGGCTGAGGTATCAATGAACTTCTGCACAATCGCCCCTGGAAGTATGCTTGAGTCCGTGGAGACAAGTCATATTCACTTAATCCTCCCTCAGGTAACCAATTTGCACTATATCAAATTCTACCAAAAAGTTCGAGGTAAAGGTGATACCCTTATTCTCGATAACGGAGCGTATGAGGGCAAGTTCAACGAAAGACAATTACTACGGGCCATTACCACCTACGACCCTCAATACGTTGTACTACCTGATGCTTTGTTAAAGAGTCATCACATCACCTACCAAATGGCAGCAGCGTTTGCCTTGGAGAATAAAACCCTTCTATCAGGTCGCCGTCTCATTTATATCCCGCAAGCTGAGGCTGGTGATATTATGAGTGCTACAAATGCCGTATACGCGGCAATGGTCCACGCATTCGAACACGGATGGGACATCGGGCTCCCACGAGCTTTCGCAACTCATATGGGATGTCCCAGCCTTCGTGTTGAAGCAACAAAGTGGCTACGTAAGGAGAAATATAATGGATACATTCACGCCTTCGGAATGGCGAATGGAAGCCTTTCAGAACTTTCCTCCCTCAGCCGCGCAGGAGCTAATTCATGCGATTCTTCATGCGCTGTATGGAGGGGCTACCATGGTATCGATTTATGCGAGAAGGAAGGAGACGAAAAGTGGAGATCTATTGGTACTCCAGTTGACTTCGATTCCCCCACACTTCGGTATGGAGATTCTCGTTGGGAAGTTATTGAGCGAAACCAAAGAAAAATAAAGGAGGCAATGAATGGTTGATCAATGGGTGGTAGAGAGAAAGATTCCTGGGACCTTGGCATATGCGGCAAGACAATTTTACAACGACGGCATTACGTTGGAGGAAGTATATAAAAAGTTGGAATTATATATGGTCCTTGAAGCTATGCAAAACCACAACTTCAACATCACCGTAGCTTCAGGGGATTTGGATTGCAATCGCAACCGTTGCACGCGCCTATTGAACAGAGCTAGTATTCCCCCTAGGCAGTTAAAGGTTGAGGTACAAACAGCTAAAAGGAGGATAGGATGCAATTCGAATTAGGTCAAACGGTCCCTTTAAAAACGGAAGAGGGAGTGGAACCCTACCTCGTAGTTCGTATCGTTTCCAACTCCTCAACCCTCTTTGAGAAGGAAGATGGAACGCGATACATACTCACTGAGAGTTATGTAGAGTTGAGGAATGAGCAGAATAAAGTGCGCTTCGTTTCTCTCGAGGAGCAAAAGATCCCTTCCCCCTCTAGGAAAACGGGGGAGAAGATCAAAGCATTAACAACGTATACCTGGAAGATGGAGGGATAAATGGATCTGATACAGAGGCAATGCGATGTAAAAGGGTGCGATAACTTGCAAGCCGATCCTTATAGCATCTTCAAAGATCGAAGAGCGGATGGAGCTGGAAGTATGGAAAACATTTACTATGTTTTCGACCTCTGCCCCGCTTGTACTCGTAAAAAATTGGCATATTTGCTAACTAACTTACCCAGCGAACAAGCTGGAGCATTTCTCAAAAATATTAACTCACGGGAAGGTTAATTATGGCATACACACCAAAGGGTGCAAGAGTTCTCGTTGAAGATATCATCACCTCTCTCAGTCTTGAGGAGAGAGCTCAACGAGCGGGATTGGAGATCGTGGTGGAAAACGAAAACCGTCCACTACCAACAATGGGGAAGGTAGTAGCCCTAGGCAGCGATCCTATGGTCCACGAAGACTACAAGGAAGGTGACGTGGTCTTCTTCGATAAACATGCAGGGAGGGAAGTCATACTGAAGGGGAAATCGTTCCGGAGTTTGGAAATTCAGGAGATCATTGGGTGTGAAAGGGAGGGGGAGTAATCCCCCTTTCCCTCTTTACTACTTCTGCAACGTAGCCACTAACTTCGACAACTGGTTGATGATAAACTTCTTTACACCAAAGTGGTAGACAGCATAAGTTGCTCCAAGTGCTACTACCACTCCTACCGCCACTCCGATTCCAAATTGCATAACGTCTCCTTAGTTTTTGTTGCTTGCTTTAATAACTCCCAATACATTTACTTGAGAGTCGCCTGGTATAGAACTTATCTTTTCAGCTGTGCGGTTAAATACATAACCAGTAACGCACACACCGAAAAGGGTTAACAGGTCCCCTGGAAGTTGCACAGGTTGAATATTCTTCCCAAGTATAATCTGGGCAGCGGGGACCGCGATATAGTTAAACGCGAGGATCATTTCGATGATGTACATGAACCAAGGGCGTGCTCTCTGTGTAAACTTATCCCCGCTCTGAGCATCAGCTCTGATATTTTGCCCCGCGATATTATTGAGCTGGATATCGTAATTCTGTGCGCTATCCTTTGCTGCTTGAGCCGCCACCGCAATTGCTTGTTGAGCTTGAGCTTTTTCTTCAGGTGACATGTGAAACTGATCAATCAATTTCGCAGCACTATCAAATGCCCCTGATACTAAATCTACAATAGGATTAGCCATGTTCTCCTTCCCTTCTCCTAATCTCAAGCATCCTCATCAACCTTGCGTGATCCATTCCAAGAGATGATATGAGATCGGTTCTATATTGTTTGTTAGGGATCCTAACCTCCTTCGCTACGTGATAAGGGAAGTTAAACGAATCCTCGATTGTTGAGCCTTGTGAGGTGATGCAGACTACGGAACCGTAAGCGGGAGCGGTAACAAGGGACCCGAGTTCATTAATCATTACCTCAAAGAAATAACAATGTTCAAGCCACCCTTTATCAAATCCCCTTACCGGGACTCCACCTTCGTGACGAAACTGCTCTGCGGGAAAAGGGGGAACTGTAATACGAAGTCCCGATCCGAATCCGCTCTTGAGTACCATTTCTCGAGGTCTTTCACCTCTTGCCAAGCTTGCCAGCAATTCTCCGAAATCGCCAGTATAAAGCTCCAGCAGTGTGGGCATCGCATCATAACCAAATCGTGGGGTGAATTCGAGGGCCCACACCCCATCCTCTGCAACAATGGTGTTAAGGTCAATGGGGCCGACATATCCGTATTCTTCGAGCACCGGGGACATACGGGCGATTCCATCTTCGATAACATGATTAGAACCGTAAGGCCAGGCCCAAACGATATTTCCGCTACATCCTCCTGAACCTCCAAGATCATCATTCATCACCGCCTTTCGCTCGATGGTGTGGTTGAAAGGTTTCATAAATTCGTGGCCGTTGAACCAACCTTCAGTAGATACCGCGATGCCCTTGTGGAATTCTTGAAGCTCGAATGATGGGGGTTTAGAAGCGATGCGTTCGTAATAATTCAGCATCTCAATCATATCCCCATCATCACTCGCCACATAACTTTTTGTTTTATCGTCTTTGGCTAGGGCTCCATTTGGTTTGAAGACTAACCTCCCCTTATGCCTCTTAGCAAACTGCCTTCCTGCTTCCCAGTTGGTAAATTCTTCGCTGTGGGGCACCTTGATCCCAACCTGTTTCATAAACTCGAACGCAAGATCTCGATCAAGTTCCAACTGATCCGCGAATACCGAACCCATGAATACCGCCTGTCCTTTAGCTCGGAGGCGGTCTCCCGTTTTCCCTCCCCCTGAAGAATCAAATATAACAACGGTATCCTTATCCAAAAACTTCTCCCAGTTGGTTACCTTAGGGAGAAGACCATCGTAGTTAAGTGCACTTTTGCGCTCTCTAATATGCACCATAACTGAGTGGCCCAACCGTTGGAGGTGCATGGCAAGTCCGCATCCATCACCTGTCTCACTAATGAACAAATATTTGTTAGGCACCTTAACTCTCCTTACTTACCAGGTGTTGTAACGAGGTTGGGAATTGAAACCTGTTTATTTGATTCCTTCAACGTGGTTACGGTATTAGGGATGTTGGAAAACTGGGGTACCGCTTTCTGATTGGTAACCGTTCCCATTATTCCAGGCTTCGTATCACCATCAATAGGTGGTTTCATTGACATAGTAATCTCCTTTACAGTGCATTTATTTCTGCTTCGTACGTTTCCCAATCAACTTCAAGCTTCTTGGCAAGCTCTTTTTCGTGCCTGCTGGCGAACTGATGCGCGTCGTAATATGGGGCTTGCGGATCTCCCCCGGGTTCTTCATTATTCCCCTCCTCTCTTTTTGCTTCGAATTGAATATCGAATTCATCGACCTGCTCCTGTGTCACTCCCTGATGAAAGCAGATTAAGGCTTCTTCAAGTTCATGGATAGCTACGAGGAGCATATGTCTCACATCCTCCATCCTACTCACGCTAATGATCAAGCTCTTCCCAAATAACTCCCAGTCACCGCAGGTGGGGTAGCGTTGGGTTTCATGCTTGATAAATTTAATCACCACTCGATCAATAGTTGGTATTGCCACCGTGTTGTCCTCTCAATCCAAGTTCGAATTCAATGTCTTGATCTATAGTATCGTTGTTAAGGGGATTTTCTTCTTTCTTCGGCTTGAAGCCAAGAGCTCTTAAAAATCCAGGACCCGGTGTCCCGTCACTCTTAAACAAAGGTTCCCCTCTCTCTTCGATCGAGAGAATCTGCCTTATCTGATTGCTTGAGGGGACAAAGTTTAACGGGTATTCTAGTATAGTCTTCCTAGCCTTCCTCCCCTCTTCTGTTTCCTCCGGGGCCTTTAACAACGACTGAGCCAATTCCAACTGGGGCCCGCCTCCGTAACCAGCAGGGGAAAGCCAGAACCATTTTCCAACATCTGCTCCAAGTCCTCCAAGAGCTTTAGTAGCTGCGTAATTTGAGGCTACCCAAAGTGCGGTAGCTTGCATTGCTTTCTTGGGATGATTCTTATAATTACCGGCCATCCGTTTGAGGAAGTCGAGATAATTGAGAGGCCATACTCCATACTGACCAAAGATTCTACCGATACCTGTTCTGAGAGCAAGTGGTTGAGTTCCTCGCCTGTAAGGCCATAAGGTATGATCAACTGTATCAAGTGCGATATCACGAGCTACGCCTTCTATAGGGGTACCTTTATCTAGGGCCAGTTTCATATAACGCGCTTGAATGGGTTTATCGAGATTCCAGAGAGAGGTGTTTTCGAGGAAGTCGAGGGAAGTTAATTTACCCTCCCTAAACCCCTTAACCGCTTCCATTGCACTATCATACTCTCCATGAAAGGCTGCGCAACGAGCTATGTTATGCCCCCAACGTGAAGGGGAAAGAAGCATTTGGCTGTATTTGTTTAACTTCTCTAAAGAACCCCCCATTGGCATTTCACTAAAAATATCCCCATAGAGTTCTCCAGGATTGGTCTTTGAGAGAAGGGCCCCTTGCTCCCGAGCAAAATCCCACCCCTTTGTGGTTAAGGCTTTTGTTAATCCCGCGAACATTTTCTTAGGTCCCAAAACAGGTAATGCCGTAGTAAGGACCTGTAACGCGTCACGGATTGGGATGGAAGCTCGAAGGCCAAGACCTGCCACATAAGAAAGACCCATTAGCTTATTAACAGCTTGACCTGGATAATTAAACTCCTCGGGGAGTTGGAATTGTTTCGGTAAGTGCTTATTAAGTTCTTTAAACTTATCCCCTAAGAATCTCTGAAAATCTCCAACCGTTTTCATCATAGCCCGTTGGGTGATATCAGGGATCCCTTTCATGTAATTAATGTAGTTTTCAATGGGAGCTTTTATCGTACCGAGTACATACCTCCCATCTTCCGCTTTGAGATCCTTTAATTTTTCTAACTCTCGGAGCGGGGCATCCATGTAGATTTTGTTAAAAGTTCCCCGCATAACGTAGTCCGCAAAACGTCCAAGATGATTATCCTTGGGCTCAAAGCTTCCGTTTAATATCCCTCGATGAAAGAAAGAAGCATGCTCACTGGAATCAAGATTCCTCCATACAAATTGGGTGTCGAAGTTAAAGTTCCTCAACCTCCCTAGATCATTGCGCAGGTAATTAAAGATACCGATATTAGATTCGGATTGGAGATCACGGAACCATTTATCCGCCTTTTGAATATTCTCCATATCCTTTTCATCCATCTTTAATTTCTTCCCGAAATTATCCCAGTATTTGGGGTCCACAGTTAGCATTTCGAAGTAGTCGTGTAACTTTTTAGAGTCAACCCCCTTTAGAAACTCCGCAGCTTGATCATGCCTTAATTTCAACCATTCTTGCCCATCACGAAATGCATTATCTACATTTTTGTAAGTTTCATAAAGAGGGATTTTATACTTGCCTTTATATGCTTCATTAAACTTCCTATCTACTGTTGCCATCCAATCTGTCATCGGACGCCAGAAGGAGGAGAGAGTAGACCATCCCGTAAACTTCATATCATCCGTAGGTGCGATATTAGGCATCGGAGGCTCATTAGAAGCTTTGAGTCCCTCAGCGATAAAGGGGCCCCTGACCCCTCTCAGCTCCATATCAATTGAAGCTGAAGGGATCATATCAGTACCCTTAGCCTGCTTCTCTAACCAATCATGCACCTCTCTAAGATCGTTGGCGATCTGCGTCGTACCATCTTGAGCCATTATCTTCCATACTTCTTGATCGGTAGAGGTAAGTTCCTGAAATACGGTGTGATGAAGATTATTGGCTTCCTCCATTAAGGAATGCGATACGTTAGTTGATGTTCTCCTAACTAAATCCTCCATTCTTCGAGCTGCCACTCGGATCCCCATATCATCCACTGCTCTACGGGAGGCGTTGAGAAGGTTGTAGGAGGTATCATGAACCATTTTAGTAACATCTTCTACCGAAGTATCCCAATGCGCCATTTGCGCTAACCACTCAGCATCACCAGTGCGGATAGCGGTAGCAGCATGGACGAAAGCCTCTTCCATTACAGTACCGGCTGGATAATCAGGATACGCCCAATTTTTCAACCCCTCTGAGATACTCCGCATAGTTTGCATCGATTTTCCAACTTTACCCAACCTCGTAGCAAATTCTGCCGTATTGAAGTATTCTGGATCGATACCGTATACATGGAGGTGTAGATTTTCGTGGTAGGCGTGACTACGAGTTGGTAACGCAGCTGAGAATCCTTCTCCCCCTCTTCCTTGATAAAATATTGAAGGGGACCCTTCTTTAGCTACCCCTATATCTTCTACCTTAATCCCCACTTCCTTAAGAATGTTTTTATAGTCCCCTGGATAGAAGAAAGCACCGGCTCCTGGAAGAATCTTCTGCATCATTTCTTTGTTGACCTTAACTTGAGTACGTCCGGCCATTTCGGTGATTTTTTCAATTAAGGGCTGGGCTTCTGTTAGAGGAATTCTATCAAGGAGATCCGGCATTTCTTTAACCACATGTTTATTTAACCATTCAATAGCAGAAGGTTCTCCTTCACGCGCAAGTTGATATATCCAAGCTCTAGCGTGATTGTTGCGCATTTGATTAAGAAGGTCAACCACCTGCCTCTTATAATCCAAAATTTGTTGAGATCTTTCTTCGGGGGAAGTAGGAGTCATTTTAGCTCCACGGGGGCCACTATAAAGATCTTTTTCAGACTGTTTGAGTTCTTTTTCAGAGAGAATACTAATGCCTCGACTAGGTGTAACACCTTCTCTTTCAGCTCCAACGCCTGCGGCTCCTTCAAAGAGACCTGGATTCTCAACCCCTTTAGAAGCTTCGATTACTTGTTCAGCTCTTTGAACTTCATTGATACCTACCTGTTTGATAAGATCGAGATCGACCTCTTCAGGTTTAAGTCCTCTTGAATCAAGCCACTTGCGTATAGCTTCATCTTGAGCCCCTTCGTCTACAGCTTTGGTTCCTTCAGTCTTTAAAGCTGAAGCAGCGCGTTGTTCGAACTCTGCTTTATAATCATGCCATTCTTCAGGGATAAACCTTTCAATAGGGAGGCCTGCTAACTTAGCAAGATTCATCTTAACTCCTCTATCTCCTCCCTTTTCCTGCAATATTGCATTTACACGCCGAGTTGCATCGAGGATCTCTCCCTTTGATAACTTAGTTCCATCTGGTCTTTCAAACGATTCCAGAGTACGTTGAATTGTTTCAGGCTTCGGAGTTTCCCACTTTGGTTCATGTACCACAATGGCTGAAGGCCCCGCAGGTTGGGCTAACACACCATCTTCCTGCATCTTCTGAGCTACCTGTTCCGCTTTACCTTCAGCGGTTGGAATCCTTCTCGCTTTAGCTTCGGTATACCGTTGAGACATTCCAAGAAAGCGGTTAAGCCAACCAGCTTCATCAGGGTGAGCTACAATCCCATCAATCGAACCTCCTGACTGCAACACCTCGTGGATTTGGTCGAGGGTTAGAATTTCAGCTTCCTTTTTCGGGGCAAAGGTTACAGGTCTCCCTTTTTCATCTGACATCATTACCCGTATTCCCTTGACACTCGAATCCGTCTTCACAACCATTGGCATTCCAGCCTTACGTGAGGTTTCTTGGGCCTTGGGAATTTGCTGAGCAACCTTTTCATCGAACTCTGGATTAACTACCTTTGGATGATCGAGATTAAGGGCCTCCTTTAACACCTCATCTGCTTTCGCTGCGGCGCCCTTTGAAGCTAGTTTAACTAAACCCTCAACCGCAACATCTCCTCCTGCACCAATTGCAGCACCTTTGAGGAATGCGGAGAATCTATTTCCTTTCTCCGCATTCGCTGCCTCATACCCTCCAAAAGCCAAGCCCCCTTTAGTGGCTGTTTGTAGGAGCTCTAAGCCCTTAGCCGCTTTACTAATCTGTGAAGCTAATGGACCCGCAGCAGCATACGCAGCAGCAATATCGAGCCCTTGGCCAGCCAAATTACCAATACCGTAACCCATACTAGTACCAACCACACCATCCCGCTTGCCTGCTTGCGCAAGAGTATCAGCAACATCTTGTATTGGCTTGGCAACATAATCACCTCCAATCTGGCGCAGAGGATGTCCTACAGAAGCTATCGTTTCTGCAGCCGTAGTAACCACAGGCAGAAGGACTCGTGCACCTGGGGTGAGGAGAGGTGCACGTTCCGTTTGTTTAAAGAATTCTTTCCTGGTTGCAAGTACATCCGCGTTTTTTGAGACGCGTGGTGCTACAAAGTTGTTAAAATAATGTGTCCGTAGTTCGTCGTATTGATCCTGAGGCATCATAGGATCGAAATCTCGCGCGATATCGTTGAAGGGTCGAATTTGAGGTTGATCAGGCATTAGTCTTTACTCTCCTCAATTGACTGTTCAACTTCCTTTCTAGCTCCGCTATAAAGAGCTTTTCCAGCCTTTACTACGGGTAGAGCGTTGGTAAACTTTTTTATTACATCTCCAGCGGTAGTCTTTTTTCCACCTTGAGGAGTTATTTGAGTACCGCCTGCTGTTGCTTTTGCTAAATCCATATCCGCGATAGGTTGGTAAGAGGTATAACTTCCCCCCGTAACATATTGCCACCAATGTTTTGCCTCCACTGGAGTGAGGTTAGCCATTTTAGCTATCTTCCCCATATACCCATCGATTACTTCTTTGGGGATATCGGCTCCCGCTTTCTTCGCCGCTACAAGACCGTTGAGTTCCTGGAGTAGAGATTTATTGGCTTCTTGTTCTGCGGCGATGTCAAGTTTCCTCGCTGCGGTTTGAGCCATTTGGTAACGTACGCCCATTTCTTCCTGTTGCAGTTTTAGTTGACCGGCTTCGATACCAAGGCGCGCTGACTGAAGCCCCATTTCCTGTCTCCGCAAATCAAGTTCCTGCAGAACAATAGGTTTGAGACCTGAGGGTAGAGCATTGGCAATTCCCCCTGTTTCTGCTGCAGCCATTACTCTTCCCAACTGCCCTGTAGGTACCCCAGCGGCGACGAGTTCATTAGATAACTTAGCCTGGTCAACTAATTCTCCCATTGTAAAGGGTTTCATAGCCCCTCGGATATCAGGTGGAAGCTGGCCTCCTTCTGCAAGAATTCTCCCAGCTCTCGAAGCCATTTCGGGGTCTGTGAGCCTTCCACTTGAAATCAAAGTGTCGGTTAACCCAGTTGCTCTTCGCATCATTTCTGCTTGACTTTCATGCCCCGCTGCAATATCCACCATCGCGGATCGTTGGGCGTCGGTGGCAGATGCCCATTGCTCTTGCTTCAGGTCGAAGGGAATATCTCCCATTCTCTGCAACTGCCCCAAAGCTTGTTTATCCCCGTTAAGGGCCTTTTCCTTCAACGCTGCAGTTTCGGAAACAAGCCTAGCTTGGGTTTCCTGGCTATCGTTTCGGGCTTTGGCAGCACTCACCGCACGCTGAATAATGGTATCAACAATATGAGCTTTTTGCCCCTTGATATCAGTAGGAGCTTGCTGTTGTTGCGCTTGTGGAAACGCTAATGCATTACCTTGAGATTGAGCCACTTGAGGCTGCCCTAAAGTTCCATTTTTAGCTTGTTGCTGAGTTTGTAACGTAGCTTGAGCGGAATCTGCATTGATCCTAATTCCAGCTCTCTTCATCAACTTCTCCACATGGGAAGGATCAACAGGAAATCCCATATTCGCCGCGGAAAGATTTCTCTGTAACTCTGCTGCGGCTTGGTTTTGGCGCACAGCATGATAATTAATCAATTGCTGGCTAAACCTCTGCAACGCCTCTCCAATTCCAGTAGATTGGGCGATGGAGGGTTGTGGGCTCTGCTGCGGGATGTTTACAAAAATATTCGGATCATCTACTGGCATATTTTCCTCCTTATGCCCAAAGCCCTGAAAGACTTCCGGTTATACCGCCACCAGCACTTATATCGCCTAAACTATTCACAATACCAAGTCCCCCCATAATCCCACTCATTACATTACTGTACCAAGGGCTAGAGGTTTGTTGTTTAGATTGACTAGTGTAATACTGATTAGCTGCTTGACTAAACATATTCATAATAGCATTAGCCGACTGCATTCCAGCCTGTGTATTAAATTCTTGGCCTTGCAACCCTATTTGAGCATTTTCCTGCTGTAAAGTGGAATATGCTTGATTATAATAGCTTCCGAGGGATTTTGCAAGGTCAGAAGAAGAAGCCATCCCACTACTTCCAAAAGCTTCTTTAATGCTTGCCGCCCCACTTTGGATGTTGGTTTGTGCGGCTGTTGTATTAATCTGCTGTAGAGCAGTTGTATCAACACCTCCTTTCCCCGACATTAGATTGGTGAGATACCCCATTGCTGTTGAAGCTCCACCCGCATTACCCCCAAACAATTGAGTGAAAAGATTGTTTAATGAGGTATTAGTGGCGCTAACCTGATTAGTTGTGGTTGTGGTTGATCCGCCGGACATTATACCTCCTCGCCCATTCATCTACCGTAAAACCCCAAATGCAGAGGCCTTGGTATTTGTTGTTTTGTTTGAAGGCTTGTTTCATCTCTCCTTCAAATCTAAAACCCATTAGGGTTGCGAGTTTTTGTGCAGTTTTGTTATGTTGGGGGATCAGCCCCGTGATTCTGTGAACTCCTACCTTTTGAAACGCGAAGTCACATATTTCTCTACCTGCGGCTACGGTAGAAGTAACGTTGAACGCTTTATCCCAGATAGCGTAATGGAGTTCAGTACTAGAGCCTTCAAACGCGTTACGCAAAGTAGCCCAACCTTGCAGATTGCCCAGTTCAAAGTTAAAGGTAAAGGGTTTAATCATCCCTTCAACAAAGCCCTGCAGATTGCCCTTACTGAAGTCATCGAACATATATTCTTGTGAATCGAGCAGGGGCCACAGTTTGTTAAATCTTTCTGCGGGATAATCGTCCATGTTGATAGGGGTTATTAATTTAAACCCTAAACCAGCAGCAGCTTTACGTTGACGTTCGCAGTACTGCTCCTCAGATAAATTGTTGATGATGTCCATGTACTATCTCCTGTGTATATAGAAGTAGCTGCATTGGCAGCCATGATAAGGTATCCTGAAGGGATACGGTTAAGGTTATGAGTTACAGCAGTGTCTGTGTTAGCTGAAATGAAGTTAACCACTACCCACTGCCCATCTATATTACCCGCATCTTGATTATTTCCTGTATTATCTACACTCCCAAAGCTTATGGAGTTGATGTATTTAGCTAGGGGTTGGTAGATATAGTTTCTGATGTAGTTATTAAAAGTGGAAAGAGAGGTCTTTTCCCCCACTGAATACCCATAAGGTTGATTAGGAGCCTTCATAAATTTCACCCCTTTCAACAAAGTGGAATCCAAACATTGTGAGGCTTAAGGGACCGGAGTTAGCTGGAATGTTTATAGTAAGCACACTTAACTCTCCATTTGCTTCCAAGTCCCATAAAAATCCCTGCAACTTTGAGGAAGCTACCTTCCAGGGAACCGTGGTGCCTATGTTTCTTGTAGCGGATCTATTATCTCCGTTAGAGGTAGTTAACCCAACTTGAATTGAAACATTACCCACGTTTTCTAGCCTGGTGTAAAATCTTCCTATATGAGTTTCAAATCCCGGAAGCTCAAAATCAAATTGACGTGTTATTGATTGAGGCTCCTCACATGAAAGGGTATCTGAATCAAAGAAGTTTAAATTAGTACCTACATAAGTTACCAAACGTTTTTCAGTGCCGGTTAAATTATTTGCCGAAACGAATAAAATACCTTTATAAGTAAGATATCCGGTAAATGATAGGTAACTGCTGCTACTACCAACATGTCCTATTAAATTAAACACCTGAGAGTTTATAGAATTTCCTGAACCGTCTTGAAAACCTACTGAGGGGAATTGACAGGTCATATTAAAGGTTCCCGTTTGACCCGGAGCAACTGAATATCCTATATACATATCAGAAGTTGCCCAACCATTAGAAATATTTACCACATCAATAGTTAAAGAGCTAGCAGAGTTATTTACAAGGGTCCAGGTTTGGGAAAAAGTGCCTCCAGAAAGGGCGCTTATGTTAACCAAACCCATTTGAATAGCGGAAGTTACCAAGTAACAGGCTTGAGTATCAGCAGGCACCACCGCTATCATAGGAGCCCCTAATTGTACAGGAATTTGTAATCCCGCTACTCCGTTAACCGTTGCAGTTAATTGTAAACTTCCAGCTCCCGTAGTAGCACTTTTATCTATAGATATGGTTCCAATATTACCTGGAGCTATAGATAAAGGTAACGGGGTAGAAGTGGAAAAAGGGCCTGTAAATACCGCCGCTGTAACAACGACATTAGAAGTGGCAGAAGAATCTATGTATAGGTTTAGACTCTGGCTTTGTGTAGCGGGATTTTTACTAAAATCTACCGCCGAAGTTACTAACACCACTCCATAAAATACTGGCATATTTTACCTCAAATATACGTGAGCTAAAGATGTCAACGCCCCTAAACTGCTATTGATACGAGTCCAATTACCTTCTTCCACTCCATAAATCCAGGTTACATTGGGCCCTGGAATAGTCAACCAATAAGATTCAAAGTCAAAGGTTTCATTAAAGGTAGTTATACATTTTCCGCTTATAGGGCCAGTAGCTAAGTTGATATCTTTAAATATAGAACTTTTAGCCTTCTTAAATCCTAAAGGATTCCAATTTGTACCATCAAACATTAGGATTTCGTGTTGCGCTATACAACAGAAATAATTACCGTTACTATCTAAGCTATAAGGGTAATAGTTACCTGCTCCCTCAAGTGACACCGAAAGTGGCTCAATCATAAAGGGTTTAGTAGAAACTCCTGTAGGATACATTACACTAAAACCGTTAGAGCGCGTGATGTAGGTATAAGTATTAAGATTTGTGAGACCCGTAATAGTATCAGGAGTTTCTTGAATATATGCTACACCTGCAGTACTACTAGCACTTATAGCCCAAGAATCAAAGTTACCTACATCCGACCATCTAACTTTATTTCCGTAAAAGTTTTTATTGTTCCCGCTTGCAGTTATTTCATACCACGCTGCCCCAATAAGATGGCTCGCGTTGCTAGTTAAAAAGAGAGGACTTCCAGGAGTATCGCCTGAAATGTTAAGGGTACCTGAGCCCTCAATGTAAAATAGAAAGCCGGAAGCGTTGGCAACGTATAAACGATTGTTAACGTTGAGGATAGAGTAAGGTAAATTGGTTCTAGTACCTAAACTCCCTACGGTATTAGTTTCTATTGACCAAGTAAAGTGTGGAGGTAATATATGAGTAACTAAATCATAAACCTGAGTCGCTGTCATTGCACAGGTGTGATAGTGTCCATTAGCATCTTGAAAGGAACGTAAACCTAAAATAGGAGTTCCATCAGGAGATAGGCTAATGTTGTTGTTTAAGTTAGGGCGAGAAATTAATCTCCCTTTCCTGCACAGTAAATTCAAGCAATCATCAAAAGCTTGCCTATCTGAGGCTGAAGGTAGATCACTCACAATGCCGTGAAAGGGTCCGGGGACCATGTACCTCTTATTCATCCCTTCCTCAGCAATTCTGCGTCAGAGTTGGCGCGATGTGATTTAACATCCTTAGCCCATTTACTATCAAGGAGATGGTAGGCCGCAGCGTTCCAATCCTCTATGCGGATTGCAATGAGCATGTCGTGGAATTGAGATACGACTTTCATTCCTGCCATGCTAAGGTCAAAGAGAGCAAGTTGGCGGTTGTCGGAGAGCTCGGAGAAGTTAACTACCACCTTCGGTAGTTTGCTCATACGATCGTCAAAGGTCGCCTTGAATAAATTCATCGATTGCTCTTCAGTAAGAGGGATGACTTTATTATACACCTTCACATAATCAATACCAAGAGCTTTGAATAAATCCTTACATCCAACGGCATCCATATTACAGCCAACCCCTACCGTCTTAAACCCTTTGGTATCGAAATACGCCCAGAGTTCTTTTCCTTCCATCCCGGAAGTGTAATCATAAGCTTGTTGTAGTGTTAGCATAATATCCACCTAACAATGAGTTATAATACCGTTTACCGTCGCAAAAGAAACCTGCCTAGTAGGCAAGAGCACTAATACCCGATACAGCCGTAATTGATCACATCATTTAAAACGGCCGTACCGGTGATTGTCGCGGTCGTTGTAGAGGTTGCCGACTGTTTGAACAGATTGGCCGGAGTCGTCATATCGTTAGCCCAGCATGACCACCCGTGAGCTGCAGTCGTGCCAGGTGTAATAGTTACCGTGCAGGATAATGCACCTGCTGTAAATTGACCAGCAAAGCCTCCACCTGTATTAGCCGAAAGGGTGCATCCTGATACGGTCTGGACTCCTTTAGTCATCAAAGTGGGGATCTGAACAGATAGATTTGTGTTTGCAGTGCCGTCGTCAAACGAAAAGGAGCATGTACTGTTTGGATCTCCCCCAGTTCGCGCTACGCACACAAATCCAGCCGAATTAAATCGGTTTACTTGAAGATACCACTGATGCGTGTAATTCGTGGCGCTGTCGAAATGATACGACTTAAGGTAAAGTCTCGGAGAATCCTGATTATTGCTTGCAGCTGTAGCTGGCATCTGAGGTTCAAGAATAAGGAACGACGATATCGAATTGTTAAGATAATCTCTGTTTGGTACTTGTGCTACGTCACAAGACATATTTCCGTTTATCACAGTGTCGCTGGGAGGGCCATTCTGAACTCCCGCCGATGTGAGGAAGTGGTAATAACCTGTCGGATTTATCTGCCCTGCACAGAGAGGCTTATCGATTCTAACATTATGAGAAGCTGAATCGAACAAGAATGGATTAACGAATGGATAGGTTAGACCTAGAGCTGAAGACCAAACGAAAAATGGAGAATCGACAATTGTTCCCGCTCCGGAATTAAACTCCGATCCGTGGAGAAATATGGAGTCATAACGAGGATTGGTTAACACCAAATTAGAGGAATTGAGTGTCATCTCCGGAACATAGTAAGCATGGAGATTCTCAAACGTAGCATCGCCTCCAGTCACATTCACTGCCGCTATTCTTCCGACTCCTCCGATGCGAATGTCTTTAGCTACGTAATCTGTAGAACTGAGATTCATAGCGTAGGGATTAGTAGGCATATCGAACACAAGAACTGAATACGTCGTGCTGATACCGCATCCAGATCCACCAGAGGCCGTGACTCCTGTTACGGTTGTCGTCCCGGTGATTGTAAAGGTCGGCATGGTTGTGCAGGGATTACTAGAAGTCGCTGCAGGCGCTCCCTGAAGAAAGGCAACCATATGTGCATTGCTAGTGTAATTCGACCCGCCTGACGACACTGTGCAGGCTCCTGCTAAATTTCCCGACCCATCACTCGTACAGGTAACCGTCGCCACAGTCAGATTATTTAAATACGATCCCTGAATTTTCACCCGATTAAAAGAAAGCTCATAGCTATTGCTAGACTTAACCACTCCATCCGAGCCCCCATCAAAATTCTCAAGTTCCACATCTTCCACGACTCCCTGAAGATTGGCTTGACTGTTTATAGCTTGTGGAGAGAGATTATTTCCATCAAGCGCCACGTTCTTTATATACCACCCCCAAGGGAAGTTATTTGGACTGAATTGAATAAGCGGTCCAACACAACCGACATTCTTTATATACGATCCTTTGTAATTATGAGATCCATGCCCTTGGATATTAACGAAGCCGTTGTCGGGTTCAATCAGGCAGTTAGAATCTACCGTCATCGTATATCCCGGAGGAGGAGTGAATTCATACATTAAATTATTCGAATCCGCCGCCTTAACTGATGCCAGCCAAGCGCACTCACCCTGAGTGGTTCCATTATAGGTATTGAGGGTCCCGCCAAAATGGATTTGATACGAACAGGTAGAAGGGCCTCCGAGAGGAGAATAAATATTATTTTGAAGAGTAAAAGAATTAGATCCTGTAAAGGTATTATTAGCTGAAGTAGAAGCCCCAGTACCTATACAGGGATTCCATATACTGCCATTATATTGGCGGCAAGTATTTGAAACCACATTCCAATAACTTTCTCCACCGGAAATGCCAATTATCTCTGCATCAGTAAAAGCTTTAGTGTTATAACTAGCAGGAATTCGAGGCCCCTTAAGATGTAAAGAGATAAAGGAGCTTAAATCTACTGCAGTTCCTGTAATTGGGGCTCCCTCAATTGTTTGACATTCACTAGATATTGGAGGACATAAGCTTATTGACCATGAACCGCCTGCAGGAGATATTGTATCTAAACCAGGTACCGTTGCATTTATATTTCCCGAACTGTCTGATATGCCTTTAATTGTAAAAGGAAAAGTATTACCTCCGCTAACAAATACAGCGCCTGAACTGGGAACAAATTGCAATATATAAATAGTATTAGGCCAAAGAGTTCCATCAGCATCGCTTATAGTGCCAGTTAACGTAGTAGCTTCACAAGTTATAGAAGCTAAAATAAAACAAATTAGGGGAAGATATTTCATTTAGCTTTTACCTCCATATGGACGAATTGCGTTAACCTTTGGTTGCAAACCCCAATCCTTATACGGAGTTGAAGCTTGGCGACGGTTCATGAGATTTTGTATAAGGCCTGGGCTATAGCGTCCAGAAGCATCTGTAGCCCCATAAAGCAACTGTTGCAACGCCATTGATTTATCGGGTTCCTGCAGCTCTGCATGACCTCTCATAGTGGCTTCGTAATCCAACACCTCAAGCCAGTCGTCAGGTAGTTGAAGGTTCGTGGATTCAATCGAAGCTTGTGAGGTTTGATCTACAATAGGCTTCTGCCAGTAGTCTACAAAAATGCTATACGCATCGTTAGGAACAGGGCTGAAGTATAAATAACTTCCAAACTCTGCCCAGATAGCGGGAGTACTTTTTGGGGGGTTGTTCATCACTTGTTCATTTTGGTATCTACGAAGATACCCTATATCCTTGGTCTCGATAGTAAGAACAGTGCCATCACTCTTATAGCCCGTCAAAGATTTAATAGCTCTTACGTCATCGGGTCTGGCATATTGGCTACTTCCAGCCACCGTTAAAAAGTTCATCGAGACTTCGGATTCGGGAAAAGTTACTCCGAAACCTAAAGAGATATAGGCATCTGTTAACCAAAGATCGAGCCTTGAGGGACCACTGCCTCCATCAATAGGTACCAAGAGATCCTGCCTATTTCCTAACTTAAACGCAACACGAGAAACCCTATCCCCTATAGTCGCCATTAGAACACCACATTTTCTCCGGGATCCCTATAGAGATCCGGCTTTTCAGATTGACCTTCGCCTGGTTGAGAGAGAACGTCACTAATCATTTTGGGGCGGTATTCAATTGAAAGGTCATCAAGGCAACCGTGGCAGCCGCACAGTAGAAGACCCTTCTGCCTCCGCAGCCAAAAGATTGGATGTAGAAAACCGCACCTATCGCACGTTCTCCATTCCTGTCGATAAATTCCTTGAGCTTTTGGCATTTATCCTCCCCATTTCCTTACTCTCGCTCCTCAGCTCTCCTTAACAGCTGCATCGTTCATGACTACATGAATATTATCAATAATACGCATTATTGATAATTAGTTGCCATTACGTTATATTGCTGTGCACCAGGAGTACCAGCTGTAATAGCGCATACATAAACTGTTGCGGTTGGACCGTCTCCATTAAGAGAAGCTCTAATACTAAAATTACCACCAGGATCGTAAAATACAGGAGATACGGAAATAATCCAATTCCTGTTTACGCCCGAAAAAGTAACTGTTCCGCTTGCACAAGCGCCAGCTGCTAATGCAGTACCACCAATATTAGAGGATTGCTGTATTTGTACTCCTCGAACATTTTGTCCATTTGCGACTAAAGAAGTTGAAGTTATGCTATTTCCTCTTCCCCCCAAAATTACTATTCCATTCGAAAAATCCGCCCAAGAAGTAAACGAATCGGCAGGAATGGTAGGGATTGTGATGTTAACATCGTAATTAAATACTTGCACCCCAGAAACTAAGGACGCTGCATTTGTGTAATTAAAACTAGAAGATACAGTTTCAAATTTTGATGGATTTGTTCCGCTGTATGTTATACCATTTCCTTGCAAAACAAGCTGACCTGACATGGATGCTTGAGACTTTATAACAAATAATGGCGCCCCTATTCCGTTAACCGTTCCATTTGGGCCCGGATTTATTAGATTATCTTCAAATATTATCCGCCCATTCCAGCCTGTACCATTACCGCCGTTATCGGTCCAAGGAGTAGATGAGGCTCTAATTATCGTAGGCAGAACTATGGCATTAGTGAATAGGTTTCCAAAGGTTTCAAAATGACATTTGGATACAGTCATTTGATACATCGTACCAGTTCGAAATACAATATCATTAAACTCAATATCGGTATGATCAAAATACCAAGATTCGCCACTGATATCTAGTGCTATGTTATTTGCGTATATTCTACCTCCAGTAGTTCCGCAGTTATAACAATTACCATAAATAGCCTTACTGAAATTATTAGTTCCACTATCTCCAGAAAAATAATCATTGTTGAATGCATAAGATACTGCTAGACCTGCGAAGTATATACCGCTGTCTTTATAGTTAAAGTAGTTATTTTCGAAAGTAGCAGGTCCTACAGTTCCAGCTTGATAAACAATACCAGCGCTTCCAAATGAAGCCCCGTA